GATGTGCCTGGGTAGCCAGTCGCTTTAGCTCGAGGATCTCCTCGCCCTCCGGAGTGACGGCACCCTTAAGAGGCCCCTCCGTGCCAACGAACCGCTGAGGGATTTCATCTTCCGGCCCTAGGCCGTACTTGCGCAGCAGCGTGGACTCATGGCCTCTGGCGATCGCCTCCTGGCCGTATATTTCATTACGAACGCCCATCTCGTTGCGCGCTTTTTCTATTCCCTCTAGCGCCTCCTCGAATCCAGGAAGGTGTAATGCTGCTCCCAGTTTTGCAATTCCAAGAATAAAGCCAGTCAGGGCTTCTATGGCAAGAGAGAACCCCTTTGCCACAAGTGGGGCTAACGGTGCTAGGTTCGTGAATGAGTCTATCAGTGCGTTAATCGCATCTAGGCCAGGACCCGATCCGAAAGCCTGCACAACGCGCTCCCACGCCGCGTCGAGGCGCTTGCTAGCCGTTTGCTGCTGGTCTGCCAGATCGACCGCCATCTCTTTGGCAACGTTTTCCGCGTCTGCCATGTCGCGGATACGCTGTGTGAGTATTTTTGCCGCCTCGGACTGGCTCCCGGTCTGCTCTTCCAATTTCTTGAACTGAGAGAACAATTCAAGAACAGCGGTAGACGACCTTTTAGAAAAGATGTTGAGTAGTTTTTCCTCGTCTCCCCCCATTGCCTTGAATAGATTAGGGAGAACGGAGATAATGTCTTTCTCCACCTCGGCCTTAACGTCGAACTCCTTGCCGTCGTCGCCCTTGTAGCGCTTCTTGATGAGACCCTGCTTGCGCATCAGGATTTGGAATGAACCCTCCAAAGACGTGGTAGCCCGCTCGCCAGTTCCGGATGCCCTTCTAGTAAACTGAGCAAGCGCGCCGATGCCCGCCACCTGTTTGATGTCTCCGCGCACGCCCAGCACCTTGGCAGCGGCAGCCAGGCGCTCAATTCCTCCTGCCATGTCCTTCATTTCGAAGGCGCCCCTCTTTCCCTGAATGACAAACAGTCCGAGTTGCTCGCGCATGTCCTCCATGTTCGTCTTACCGGTATCGAACTGCTGGAACAGCGACGCTGCGCCTCCTGCCACGTCCTCCATGTTGGCGCCCGTGGCGATGGCTATTTCAGCAATAATCTTACTGGCACGCTGGGCCGCATCCAGGTCTCCTGTCTTCTCTAGAAATACGCTCGTACCAGCCAGCACGTCCTTACCACGCGCCCCTGGCACAGCCATTGCTGTCCTGCGAGCGTTGTTGGCAATGTCAGATGGGTTTAGCCTTTGCCCTCCGGGATTTCGTCCACGAACAGCAATGTCCTTGGCCATGTCCTCGATGCCAACGTTCTCCCTTACCGCAGCGCCTATGCCGCCTGCCATCGCGATCCCCGCTCCCATGGCCAGGAATGCTCCACCCGTTCGAAAGACCCGCCCGCCAAACTTGCCGCCGCGCGCCGCCTTAGTCTGATTGCGCTTCTCCCTCGATACCCGCTTCTGCCCCTCAGCCGCCGCCGTGGCGGTCTTCATCTTCTCGAACTTGGTGTACTCAGCCAGCAGTTGGCGGAGCACGTTGCGCTCGCGCTGCAGCGCCCTCACAGCAGCCGTCTGGCGCGTTGCTGCTCCGGTCTGGGCCGCTGTCGTCTTGCCGGTCTCGGCGGCCTTAGAGGCCGCCCTGACACGGTTCATCATCGCTATCTGCACGCCTGCCGTCTTAGCGGCGTGAGCCGTCACCAAAGCGGATGTCCTAGCAGCCGCGTTACGGATGGTGGTGTAGGCGCCTACGACGGCCTGATGACCGGTGGCGGTGAACGTGTAGCGAATGCTGGTGTCAGACAAGGTCAGCCAAGACTCTCTAGTTCCATCTGAATAACTTCAGCTGCTCTCTCCGCAATCTCGTGAAAGTCGCTCAGCCCGTAGTTGTCCACCACGTAGCCGGCGTACCACATATCCATCTCTAGCTGGACGGTGGTCATATCCGGGGATGCCTCAAGCAGTTTGCCCGTCGTCCCCGTCATCAACATCGTCGTCCGGTTTTGGTAGCGCTTGGTCGCCCGCTCCGTCTCCGCTGCTTGGGCCACCACTTCCGTCATTATCTCCGAGACCCTCGACAGGTTCTGGATCGCCCTCAGCGCCCTCGACTCCACGTTCGACGATACCTTCACCGTGAATGACATTGTCTACGATCTCCTGCTTCTGCTTTGCCTGCCACCACTCTCCGGCTAGCAGAATGAACGCGGTGGTCATCCACTCACGGCTGCACGGCGCAAGCAACGCCTCTGGCATATCGCTGTCACGCGTCTTAGCGCAGCCCTCGGCCAGCGCCATCACGTCCTCGAGCTTGATGTCCCACAGCGCGGGGCTCTCGGCCTTGCGCACCTCTAAAATCAGATTGTGGATGACGGCGATCTGCCCGGTGGAGAAATGCTCCTCCATCCACTTGCCACCATAGAATGCCTGGATAGGGTCGCCCTGCTTGGTCTTCTGGCCCGCCACAAAGCAGCAGCGCTGGATGACCTCTTTGAGCTTCAGGTCGTCAAGCAGGTCCGCGTCGCTGCGAGTGTCCTGATCGCCCTTAGCCCACGCCTTAGCCACAGCGTGGGCAGCCGCTATGGCAGCGTTCTCCTCGCCCTTCATCGGGTCGCGGATCGCAAGCTTAGGGATGGGCTTGTCGCCTAAACCAAAAAAGCCACTGACATCGAACTCGTAAAGCTTGCGCTCTCGCTGCTCGATTGCAGTGGCTATTTCACTTCTCTCAACCTGGTCGTCAGCCATCAGGGCTCCTTATCGCATCGGCCACATACTTGGTTGCGGCCGAGAACACCATTAGTTGCCCGTCGGTCAACTCGCAAATTGGAAGTCCGAAGTACCTGTCTGGTCGCTCATACACAGTGCCGTCCATCCCTACCCTGTCGCACGATCGATACATCGACATCGCTTCGTGGATATTCGACAAGTCCTGAGCGCCCTTCTTAAGGGCCATCTCCCATGCTCCCGTGTCGCTTCTGGAGTAGGTTGGTGAGATGGCGTGAAGCACATTGAGCACCTCGCTGCCGAGCTGGCCTATCTCATTGCCGCTGAGACGCATTACATCGTCAGAGCTACCGAACGCTCGACCACGTGGTGTATACACGGTAAGGCTGATCAACTCTGCCGTGATAGCAGAGACGGTCAGCTGCTCGAGCTCTATGTCGTCGCCAGCCTCGAACGCTTCGGCCTGCTCGAGGCTTTTGAGCGCTCGGGCGTAGAGCTTGATGTGCTCTGCGCCACGAACGCGAAAATTGAGGGCCTGCTGCGGCCTTGGTCGCCTTAGCAGGCTCCTGAATAGAAATTTTTCTTTGCAGTCGGTTGGCGGCCTAGAACGATCCAGTTTTTTTGTCACGTTCTAGGCCAGGCGATCACTCGAAAGCACTAGGGGTTCCCCGAAATGAAAAGCTGATCGTCGTCGTTTGCCCAACGCCTGCGCTCCGTGGAACGTTGGTGATATATCCGTCAGACAAGCACGACTTACCACCCAGGCCGCCTTCCCACAGGCCCAGACCGACCAACTCGAAGTCCATCATCTTCTGCTCGAAGTTGAACTCGACTCCGCTGAGCGGGATCACGTTGGACCCAGTGGCCGACCGCACGATTGGCGCAGGGGTGATGCCTGACCAGTTACGCACAATCGTGAAAACGTCCTGCACGTCCGCTTCGAGCGCTGACTCGATCGTAGTGTTCTCAGCGAGCAGGACCCCGTTCATCTTCAGGTAGATTTGATTGTAGAGTCCCATTAGTACGCCTCCCCTACTTCAAGGAACTTGCCCTCGAACTTGAGCAGATGCTGGACCGCAATGAACTCAGCAACGACGCTGAGACCGGCGGGGATTTTCGCAACCTTCACCGAGTCCTTCATGAACTGGATCAGGTCGGGAGCGAGGATCGGACCCGTGTAGATTCCCAGTGGCCTCGGTCCAGTCATCGTATCGATGACGCCGAAGATGAGGGCCTTAAGGTCAGACGGGGTCGAGGTGTTCGGAATGGGCTTGGCGCCATCAGCCGGGTCGTCAGCGACGAACTCCTGCTTGGTGGCATACCAGCGTGCCTTGATTTCCTGCCACACGAAGTCGATGGCATAAACAATGTGGTGCTCGCGGGCTTTGTAGTCCTTCTGACCACCAGCATTGAAGTTTCGAGCAGTGATTGCTCTCACGAGGTACGGCGTGTCGCCGCTGAACGAGATGGGAGAGACGCCGTTGTTGAGCGCCGTTCGGATCTCGGTAGCAGTCGGCACGTCAGTGGCAACCGCGGGAGCGGGGATGTTGTACGGGGTCGAGTCCGTCGAGGTGTACCCTGCCCGGCTGCGCGACGGATGGGCAATGTAGCCAGAGCGCATGATGGCGCAGTGGTACGCAGCCAGCATACCCGGTGTCCAGTCGTTGTTCTCCTGCCAGAAGAATGACGCACGAACAGCATTTGCCTGAGCGTCAAGCGGCACAAGAATCGAGTCAGCGCTGCTTCCGATTAGCCCAAACACAACCTGCTTCTCTTTCGAGTTCACAGGAAGCGCCTGGGTATTGATCATGTCGATCAAGTCGCCAGTCTGGAAATCTCCAACAGCTACATCGCTGTTTGAGCCTTCGGTACCCGCTCCGCCAGAAGTAACCGTATGCCACGGAGCAACATGCCAATAGAGGTTCTCCCTAGCGGCTGCCAGTCCGATCGCCGTGGTGCCAACATCGTTGCCAGCGCCAGGAACGAAGCTCCCGACAGTTTTTACGACGGTTTGCGTATTGGCCGTACCGTTCGTTTCGATCTTGACACGAAGGCCACGTGTCGCGGTCTCGCCGATGATATGCTCAGAGCGCTCGCCGGTGTTGGCTGCGGTGACCGTGCACACGCCGGCCGCGGGGGTTGTAGTTACCGGCAGTCTACCCTCATCGTATGCGTCGATCGCGGCTGATATGCCAGCAGCGGTTACCGCAATAGCGTCGCCGTTCGCCACCAGGTAGATGATGTCTTTGCCAAGAATGGTAATGGTAACAGTCGAGTCAGCGTCTGATACACCAACCACGGTGATTGGCACCGCTGCAGCGGTGCCGCCAATGTCAGGCACAGAGATGCCGTAGATGGTAGCCGACTTGTCTACCTCGACGAACGTCTTGTACAGCAGATACAGTTCGCTGCGCTCGCCGAAGCGGTCGCGCGCGTCCTGGTCATCCGCAATCGGGCCATTCAGCTCGTTGTCGACCTCAGAACCAGCAGCGGTGCTGTTGCCAAAGATCACCACGTCGCGGGTGACGCCGGAGCTTCCGGTGCCGGCACCGAAGATGAGCTCGCGCTTGGTCGAGGGGGTTGGGTCAAACGGATCTACGCCCGTGAGAGTCATTTGTCATCTCCCTTGCTCAGCTTAGGGGCTGGCGTAGGCGGCGGTGGTTTGGAGACCTGATAGGCATCGCGCTTCGCGAACGCTTCTTTGATGTTCTTGGCCCAGAACTCCTCGACAACCTCGAGATGCCCTTTCGCCAGCGGCTTCATCACCTCGGGGTGATGCGGAACGGCCGCAAGGCATGGCTCGAACCGGTCGCGAGCGCACTTGGGGAGCTCGCCCTTAGCAAAGCGCAATTGGGTCTGCCCAATGAACCCCTGTGGCCGCCACGGATCGCCGACAAGGATCCCTTTTACACCTCGAACGAGGTAGAACTTTCTCATCACAGCTCCTTACAGCATCTGCGCGGCGCGCAACTTGATCCAGTTGGTGCCATTGAAGTAGAGGTCAGCGAACGACTGAACGCTTACCGGAAGTGTCACCAGCGTACCCGCCGCTGGGCCGCCGTTGATGATTGTGAACGTGAACGCTCCGACATCGAGCCGGACAACCGTGATAATGTCTCCGCTGAGCGTGTTGGTAAGACCCATCGTCCCCACGCGGTTGTCAGATAGCGTGCTCGCGGGGATCTGCCTGATGTAATTGCCCTGCGGGTCGAGCGTAACGTCAGCGTCAGTGAGGTTGGCTCCGAGAAGCGGCAGCCTTACTCTGCGCCATACGCCGGGGCTTCCGCCCTGGTAGCCGAACACCGTGCAGTCGTCTTCCGTGTCGCTGCCGCCTGGTACCCACTTGAACAGCACTGGGATGTCAAGCGGAATGTTGTACTGCGGGACAACGGGGCCACGCTGCGTCGCCATGGCGGCAGCAGTGGTCTTGATTGTTGCAGCTCGCGGTAGCAGTGGCATGGTCATTTGTCGCCGTCGGGGGCTTGTAGCACCCCGTCTAGGAAGTCCATGGTGTCGGTTGACTCGCCGTCAGAGGCCCAGATATTGACCTCGACGTCGCCAGTCATGTCATCCGGGTCGACCAGCGTCTGAGCAGCAACGCGCTCTTGAAGCAGCCACGAGCCCTTCAGAGCAGGGTAGTCTCTGCCGCTCTTCTTGGCGAAGCGCCGCTCCGCCCGTGGCCCCTCGTCGATGCCGAAGCGCCCAGGAAAGCCGCCCTGCCATGCCCACCCCATGAAGTTGGGGTCAGCAACGGTGTAGTTGATCCAAGTGCCCGACGGGTCGCCACTGTGGCCGAAGTCGGCATGCACCTGTCTCATCGACATCTGCGCCATGGCAGCGTCTATCGCGCTCATCATGCCGGCTCGCCGAACCATCTCATCGTAATGAGGGAGCTCGTCGTACACGTACATGAATTGGATCGGCCTCGAGCGCACGTCGTATATGGTCGTCTGCTGCTCGACGGTGCTGGTGCCCTCCCACCAGACGTACAGCGCTGGGCGGGGTAGCTTAATCTGATGACCACGTGGGGTTAGCGGGTCGAACGGGAATCTATTGTCCGCTGGCACCGCATCGTGTCCAGTGCCGGTGAGTCTGGCTAGCTTGTCGTCGATGGCGTCCTTGATATAGAACGCTGCAAAGTCGAGCAATGCGTCTACCGCTGGGTCCGTCCAGCGCTCACCCTCCACCCCAGCCGCTACCGGGATTTGGATCCCGCCAACGGAACCGTCGTCAATGGGCATCCGAGGTGCACCTATTGAACCCGCTCAGCGTATCGCGCACCCTCACGTCCGCCACCGTGCA